TTCTTCTCCTGTGTCCACTGTGAACTGTCCTTCATAGTGTGTAAGACCCTCGCATTACCCCTTTCAGCCCGCCCCGAGCGGGCTTTTTTTTATCTGAAATCTGTGAGCGCATTGCAGGAATGCAATGCAAGGTTATTCCACCCGTTTAACATCCGGATGCCTTTCACTGGCTGCCTCATGAAAAATATCCCCAAGCCAGCCGGGGATCTCATCCTCAGTCATCTCATCAGGAATGATGATGTCATAAAGTCGGGAAAACTTCCTCTCTGCCAAATCCGCACGGAAGACATGCCAGCCACCAGAAGTCTTCTTAACAGCAAGATGGCGACCGAAAACATTATAAATCAGCATAGAATTCTCCCCGCCAGGTCGTACAAATAGAATGTGCAAACATCATAGCTACAGTAGCGTCAGTCAGTCTAAATTGATGGTACTGAAGGTAAGCGGGAATGGGCTAAGTGAATATTTAGAAAGTCATTTATTGATTTGAAAAACAGGCAAAAAAAAGACCGAATACTTTTACAACCATTTAAAATCAATAAGTTAGATAATTTAGTGGCGACGTAATGGCGGTGAGTAACACCTTGTTAATTAGTGCACTTCGTTATAGCTATAACGTGTATTGATTTACTATACGAACATTATAATGGTTAACTGCTTCTAGCTCATAGCAATTTAAGATTGTAATTCCAAGCGAATATGTGCCATAAGTCTACTTTCAATGGTATGGACTGACTATGACAGAATATACAAGTAACCTCAAAGACTCGAATGTTTTGAGATGTTGATAGGTTATTCAATTCATCCGTAATTATAAGAGAATTTTCAAATTATTGCAGCTATAGGTAAGAAAATGAAGTATCTTTTGACGATTTTGTACGGGATGTTTTAGACTAACCTAAGGGTACGTTCGGCAGATAAGGGATAACGTTTTTTGTTCTTTTTTCTGTAAACTAAAGGATGACAAAATTAGATTATGATAGTACCAGTAAAAATAGACACTACTAGTTTGCTTACCATACTAAGTGTTATAGTCGCTGTATGGGCACTAATTACTCCAACAACTAGGCTACGCCTTCGTTTTTGTATGACTTGGTTAGATTGGTGTATCGTTGGAGCTATTTTCGTTTTCAGTAATTATTTGGTATTTGCACCGACCCTAATAGCGCTTGGCTGGTATTACAGCTTGGGGACGTGGAAATGGGGATTAGATAGTTCTAGCGTTGTATATCTACTGCTTCTTTCTGTCGCCACATACCTATATTTCCGATTAAAATCTCCGACACTTGCCCGAGGAAAAACAAAGGTCTTCCTTGAGCTTATTGAGAGTTTAAATCTTACAAAAAAATATGACGAATTGGCACTTTTGGTCGAACCTCAACTCAAGAAACTAATTTCCCTAGTTGATAAACCCCCTTTACTTGTGCAACTGATTGATAAAGTCTATCAACCCAGAATTGATAGGAATAGCCTTATACGTGGTGTAATACCTAGACAACATAATTCTTGGCGAAAAAATTTATATAACCGACTACAACCGTTACGTAATTGGCTATCAAACCGAGATAAAGCAAGCGATTATGCTCGCGAAGTACTGTTAAATATTTTAACAACCCCTGAACTTACTAAGCATTTAGCACTGGCACACCCTCACCTATGTCTAAAATTCATTGAAGCTGACAACGTCATCAGAACAGATTTTGTTGATAAATTTATTTATGCATTACTAGATGCACCTGGTAGCCGTATTTATGTTGAACTCAAAAACAACCAAAACACTAATCGCGGAAATCGCCTACTTATACCGGAAACTAACCGCTTAATTCACTTCTTTTTCGCTAATGCAGAATACGCGAGAAAACTCGCTTTATACAGGTCCATTGGTGAAGTTTTGTTTTGGCGCTTAGACGAAGACAGCAAATTGGCCGAAAATCTTAATAAACCACTTGGATCTTATTATGAGATTAAAAGATTCAGTTGCCCAATTAGTTCAGGCATTACACTATTTGAAATTATGGTTCACGAGGGTATTCATCAAGGATTACAGGATCACCTATGGTTACATTATTTCGCATATTTTGCTGATAAAATTTTAAAGCAAATGGAAGTCCAGGATAATGAGAGTATTAATGAATGGCAGACACCTTTTCATTATCTTTTATGCCGATTATTTAGTATTGCTACAGATTGGGCTGAACAATGCCAATACATTAGGAGTGTTGATATTCCTCAGGAAACCATAGAGTCAGATAATTTCGATGGGCACTATATATCTAAAGAGGCTACGAAAGTACTTGGCGCTATGCTTGAACATGTCATTCCCAGCATGAAACTTTCAAAAAGTACAAAAGTAGCTTTGCTTGAAATAGTTGTTCGTTGCTATATTAGAATTGAGGAAAATAAAATCCTTAACGACGTTGCTAGTTCGTTGTTGAAAAATTCAACCATGGGTGATTTAAATTCTACGAGTGCATCATATCGTCGGGAATTACAAAAAATATTTAATAAAATGGATACTCACTTACAAGGCAGCGCTAAGAAGTTTGAACAACATATTGAGCAAGCAATTTCATTAAAAACTAATTGATTAGTTTAGTTTAGTTAATCTGTAAAAAGTGGAAGGAGGACCTTTTAATTCCTAGAATAAAAGAGTACCGCAATAATGCTAAGAAGCAGTTTGACGACTTTAATTAATACACTTTACATAAATCGTTAGGTGATCTTTTTCGAATCTAAAGGAGAAAAAATGTCTACAATATTTGCATTCGTGAAGCTTTTTGAACGTAAGGAATATGCAGAGGATTTTCTGAAGGGTAAGCTTTTCATGAATACTATCCGCTCATTCAAAGAATACAAAGATGATAATGGTGAATTACGTGGTGACGAATACGAAGGGATCATCGCTCTCTACCAACCTGAAAAATTGGGTGAATTGAAAATTGGTGGCACTACAATTCCAGCATCAGAACTTGCGGCACCAATCGTCCTTCATGCGGATGATTTGTTAAGTCACAATGTTTTTTGCATATACTCATTGAATAGTCGAGGATATAGTTCAGTTTCAGCTGAAACTTTATCTGATTTTAAGCGTACTCTTGAACTTCATGAGTCTTGTTTTGGATTGGGAAAATATTGTGTAGTAGTTTTAAATGCTTCAAAATTTATCGAACGCTGTCAAACTGCCATTCTTAAAAACAACTTTAATGGCAAGCTTGGACTGGTCGATTACTTTAATGAGCATGAGTACCACGGAAATATGGCAGATGATAATCTTGGGTTTCAAAAAAGAAGTCTTTTCGCGCATCAGCGCGAGTACAGAGTGAAAATTGAAACTAATAATAAAAAACCTGGACCCTATGTGTTAGATGTTGGGGATTTAAGTGACATTGTTTCCATAATGACACCCAAAGAATTTAATGAGAAGTTGGAATTACAATTACCTGATGGTAGTCGTGTATAATATTTTATAAAAAAGAACATTTGACTATTGGTGTTCTTTTTATTTATTCCTTAGATCCGGTCCTCATTTAAACCTACCTGTCAACTTACTTTATAACTGAAACCTTTTTAACATTGATATAGGCAAAAACTATTCAATACGCTGATATTCTATATAGAATTACTCAATATTACTACAACTAACCCTTTTGCTGTCACTTCGTTTATTAAACATTCAAACTCACCATCTTGACCAATAATCCGTAGCTTATTCCCTGGGCGCTTAGATACTTCGTAAACATCTAAAGTGCCATCTATATCTAAAAGCCATGAGCCATTTGATAACTCATTGACACCCATTGCAATCAGCCAGGATGATTTGCCACTACGCACAAAGTTCAAGCTTTTAAGATTGACGCCATCAGGGACAAATGACTTATCGATGTAGCAAAAACCATCATCATCTAGTTTTCCACCTATAAGTATTTTCTTATTGATCATCGGTATTTCTGGGACAAAAGCACTCTTGTGTGAAGAAATGCTCATTTCGCCAGTAGCCAGCCATTCAAGTGAAGCACCGGTATCTAATGCGCAGGTAATCACTACGTCGCCAGGAAAATATTCTCTTCTGACCCACGTACTGATCGTACCTGATGATATGTTCAAATGCTCACCAAGTTCTTTTTGCGTCTTGAAACCATAGGCTTCAATAATTCTATTCAAAACAGCTCGGCCGCCAGACGAAAGCATTTTCTGCAGAAGAGCGTGACCAGAAGATGAAGTGACTCTTTTTGTGATTTTATGCCATTCATTTTTTGAAAATGCAAACTCACCAGTAACTAACCATTTCAAGTCAGCTCCTGTGTCCAATGCGCATTTGATGATTGCATTCCCAGGAACACTCTTGCGTTGAACCCAGGCACTTACATTATTTGAAGGAACATCCAGACAGCTGGCTAAAGCTCGTTGAGAAGTCACCCCATAAGATGAGGAAAGGCGTTCAACGATATGCGCAGCACTGTCTTTAGTTTCAGGCATAGATCCACCAGGTGAGCACGAAAGTGATTTACATGAGCACATTTGTGATCTAAAGTGAAAACACACCACATGTTACACAGTAGAACTCAAACTGCTTAAAAGGAGATTTTGCTTTATGTCTGAACAGAATGCAATTCAAGTAGCCGTTGATAAGACAGCCGTTTCCAAGGAATTGTTAAACTCTGTAGTATCCCAGTTGCTACCGGCTTTAGAATCAGCCCTGTCTGCAACTATTGTGAACTCAATAAGTTTGCAACTGACCACACTAGCTAACTCCCCTACAATCTCTAAAAAAGATTTTGCTTCAATTAACGGCATCAGTTCCGCTGTCCTCGAAAAGTGGATCGCGAACGGTGTTGTACTCCTTGCCCCAACCCCTTCAACCACAATCACCCAGCAGCGCAAAAACCGTAAAACAGGTCAAATGCAAACTGTGGTTATGGAACGTCATGGCAATGCCCTGATCAATCTTGAGGCCTGGCGTGAGAAAAACCGTCAGCAAGCCATCAAGTGCCGCTACATAAATCGTTGAGTCAGATTATTCAAACTAACAGGGACTAACAATGTTTGATTATCGCGTTTCCAAACACGCTCACTTTGACGATGCATGTAAGGCATTTGTGAATCGTCATAACCTTACCGAACTTGCCGCACTGATGGGGACTAAACCCCAAATTCTGCGTAATAAGTTCAACCCTGAACAACCTCATAAACTTACCTGTGAGGAAGTACTTTCAATCACTGACCTGACTGAGGACGCGACACTTCTCGATGGCATGCTGGCACAAATAAATTGCCTGCCGTCAGTACCGGTCAATGAAATTGCTACTTCTAATCTTTCAACCTACGCACTACAGGCAACTGCCGCCGTAGGTTCTATTGCAGCTGATGCAGTGAAAGGTGGTGCGGTCAGTTCTCAGCGTCGAATGTCATTACTCGAAGGTGTTAATG